GAGTCCTAGAGACGATATTTGAGGCCGCACTGGACCACGACCACAAGAACCAAGCCGCCGCATGGAAGCTGGTGATGGACAGAATACTACCTGTAGGTGCATTTGAGAAGGAGGTCACCAAAGATGGAGGACGAAGTGCGATCCAGATTAATATCACTGGGGTTGGAGGCGCAACAGTTGATTCTAGCTATCCAGAGAGTAGTACAATCGAAGGCGAACTCGCTGATTGACGAGGCAGAGTCCCAAGCAGAGCTTATGTTTTCTTACGTGAGGTCCAGAGTTAATTGAGATACTTCACAGTAGACGAGTTCAACTGTCAACACACAGGTGAAAACAACATGGAACCTGAGTTCATGGAAATGGTAGATGAACTGAGGGATCGGTGTGGTTTTCCGTTTGTTATCACTAGCGGCTACAGGTCACCCCAGCACCCAATAGAAGCAAAGAAAGATGTACCCGGAACTCACGCGCAAGGCATAGCGGCAGACATAAAAATAACTAACTCTGCCCACCGGTACACGATAATAAAAGAGGCTCTACAGATGGGTTTCGCTGGGATTGGCGTCGCTAGTGACTTTATTCACGTAGACACACGGGGTTCTGCTCCGGTTATTTGGACGTACTGATGTTATACACAAGACACAAGACTCTTACAGACAACACAGAGCAGTCCATACTGACTATTCCTAATGGACATGTAGCACATGTAAAGTACGTATTTGTTGCCAACCACGGAGGCTCTACGAACCAAGTAGACCTCTTCTGGGAAATTGGTGGTACACCTCAAGTGTACATTATGGACGGCACTAGCATTGGCTCTGGAAGCAGAGAAATACTAGGAGACTCAGGGTCTGGTGTAATTTTTGTTTTGCACGAAAGCGAAACAGTAAAAGCACAGGCGGCATCAGCAACAGGAAGTATAGAAATTGTGTTAACTCTAGACTTGTTACCACAACCACCTGTATTTGTAAACTTTAACGGTGCATAACGATGATTACTTTTCTAGGTGCTGATTGGTGTCCTGCTTGCAGAAGAACTAAGAAAACCTTAAAAGAACTAAACATGGAGTACAAGTACGTTGAGATACCTCCGGGTCAAGCCGGTTGGGACTTAGTAGAAACGATGACAGGTAAACGATCTATACCACAAATATTCTATCACTTTGGTGGATCTAAAGACTTTAACGAAGCACTAACATCACTCAATCTCACAGGAGAAACCACTCAATGATTAAATATCTCTTAGCCTCGCTCGTTCTTTTTTCATCAGCAGTCTTTGGACAAACTGTCATCAACTTTGACGACGGTTCTACTTACACCCTGAAAGAAAAAGAAGAAATTTTTATTAGCAACTCAAACAATGCTTTTTTTAAGCGTAAGCTAATGAAAGACAAAAGCACTTACTTTATAGTGCAAAAGCCTTGGGAAAAGCGTGACCACGTACCTCAACCAACGGACGGTATGACTAAAGGCTCTCACGAGTGGTGTTCAACTTACGAGCCGTGGAGCGAAGGCTTTACGTGGGATATGCAGACTTGGCAACGCCACTGCGACTCTAACGGTGACGGCGTTTATGACGAAAACGATGACCGTTGGGACGGCTAATATTTGACAGACTTAAACGTACAACTGCTACCGTGGCAACAAGAGGTCTACTCTGATCCAACACGGTTCAAGGTAGTAGCCGCTGGGCGAAGAACAGGGAAGTCTCGCCTAGCCGCTTGGATGTTGATTATCAACGCCCTACAGTCCGACAAAGGACACGTTTTTTACGTTGCGCCCACGCAGGGACAAGCCCGTGACATCATGTGGCAGACCCTGTTGGAGCTAGGACACCCTGTTATATCTGGATCTCACATCAACAACCTCCAGATTAGGCTGGTCAACGGGGCCACGATTAGTCTCAAAGGAGCCGACAGGCCAGAGACAATGCGTGGTGTGTCCTTGAAGTTTCTCGTGATGGACGAGTACGCAGACATGAAGCCTGACGTATGGGAGCAAATCCTCCGTCCAGCACTAGCTGACCAAAAGGGATCAGCGTTGTTCATAGGTACGCCTATGGGCAGGAACCACTTTTACGAACTGTACAAGTACGCAGAGCTAGGTGACGATGAGACTTACAGGGGCTGGCATTTCACCAGCTACGACAATCCAATCTTGGACTCAAACGAAATCGACATGGCAAAAAAGTCAATGTCGAGTTACGCCTTTAGACAAGAGTTCATGGCCTCGTTTGAAGCCAGAGGCTCAGAGATGTTCAAAGAAGATTGGGTCAAGTTCGGAGAAGAGCCAGAGGAAGGAGACTACTACATCGCTGTTGACTTGGCTGGCTTTGAGGACGTAAACAAGAAACGGACGAAGAACACTAAACTAGATGAAACCGCAATCGCTGTCGTTAAAGTTGGTACTGATGGTTGGTACGTTGATAACATTATACATGGGCGGTGGGAGCTTAACGAGACTGCCGCCAAGATATTTCAGGCCGTTAGAGACTACAGACCCATTAGCGTTGGTATTGAACGAGGGATTGCCAAGCAAGCTGTAATGAGTCCACTGATGGATCTGATGAAACGCTACGGGCAGTTCTTCAGGGTAGAAGAGTTAACCCACGGTAACAAGAAGAAAACCGACAGGGTGATGTGGGCTCTACAGGGACGTTTTGAAAACGGGTTTGTAACCCTAAGCAAAGGAGAGTGGAACAGTAGGTTCTTGGACCAACTCTTTCAGTTTCCAGACGCACTAACCCACGACGACTTGGTTGACGCACTAGCGTACATAGATCAGCTAGCTAAGGTAGCGTACAGTTACGACTTTGAGATTGACGACCACGAGATACTAGACGTAGTAGCAGGATACTAGATGAAAGTTTTCAGACCCTTCAATACCTACGGAATATACGCAATCAGTGCTGTAGTGTTTTTTACACTAGGGTACTCCATTGCTGTAATTTAAGGAACCTAAGATGGCAGAAGATATTTACAGCCCAGATCCTCTGATGATAGAGGAGTCTCTGGAAGAGTGGGTGATGACCAAGTGTGAAAACTGGAGAGATCACTATGAGTCAAACTACGAAGAAAAATTTGAAGAATACTATAGGCTATGGCGAGGTCAATGGGACCCTGCTGACACCGAAAGAGCATCGGAACGTTCTAGAATTATCTCTCCTGCGCTTCAGCAAGCTGTAGAGTCTAACGTAGCGGAGCTAGAGGAAGCCACGTTTGGCAGAGGTAAGTGGTTTGACATTTCTGATGATGCAAACGACAAAGACAAGCAGGACATCCTGTACCTCCGCAAGAAGCTCACTGAAGACTTTGAAGCCTGTAAGGTACGTAAGGCTGTAGCAGAGTGCCTCATCAACGCCGCTGTGTTTGGCACAGGTATCGGTGAGATCACGCTGGAAGAGATCAAGGAGATGGCTCCAGCCACACAGCCGATCATGGACGGACAGTTGACTGCCGTGGGTGTTAACATCACCGACAGGGTTGTAGTAAAGCTGAAGCCCGTGTTGCCTCAGAACTTCCTGATTGACCCTGTGGCTACGTCCGTTGAGGACGCTATGGGTGTTGCTGTGGACGAGTTTGTGTCCAAGCACAGTGTAGAGCTACTACAGGAGCAAGGCGTGTACAGGGACGCTTACATTGAGTCTGCGGCCCCTGACAACGACCTAGAGCCTGACCAAGACTTAACGATCTACAACGACGACAAGGTACGACTGACCAAGTACTACGGTTTAGTGCCTCGTGAGTTGCTAGAGGCTGAAGACGTAGACGTAGACGATGAGTCAAAGTACGTTGAGGCTATCGTCGTTATCGCTAACGGCGGTACGCTATTGAAGGCAGAAGCCAACCCTTACATGATGCAAGATCGTCCTGTTGTTGCGTTCCCTTGGGACGTAGTACCCGGACGGTTCTGGGGCAGAGGCGTGTGCGAGAAGGGCTACAACAGCCAGAAGGCTCTAGACACAGAGCTACGCGCACGTATTGACGCCCTGTCACTCACTATTCATCCTATGCTGGCGATTGACGCAACTAGGTTGCCCAGAGGCGCTAGACCAGAAGTTCGCCCCGGCAAGATGATACTAACTAACGGAGATCCCCGTGAAGTACTTCAACCTTTCAACTTTGGGCAAGTGGGGCAAATCACTTTTGCACAAGCCGCTAGCCTTCAACAGATGGTGCAACAAGCAACTGGAGCCGTGGATTCCGCTGGCATTGCGGGACAAGTCAACGGTGAAGCTACTGCCGCTGGCATTAGTATGTCTCTTGGTGCTATTATTAAGCGTCATAAGCG